TAGAGGCCACCCTGTGCATCTCGCCCGCAGGGGTGGCGATGCTATCAAGGCGCTCATGCTGCAGACTGGTCAGGAATTCGTCGGGGATTTCCTGCGTCCGCTTAATGATCAGTTCATTGGAGGAGCGGTCTTCGTCGAAGGCGACAAGCGTGTCGAGTAGGACGGGTTCTTCGTAGAAAGTTTCTTTGGACATATTCTCAAAAGCAAAAATAGGGACACGGAATTACCCGTGCCCCCATTTGTTGGACCTTAGAAGCCAGCGGTCTTCTGGACGATCAGCGCAGAGCCGAGGCTGTTCTTGTGCTTGAGCGAGAACTCGCCCAGCAGCATGGCCTTGGTGCTGTCACCGGTCTTCGCGAGGTTCTTGCGCTCCCACGGACGAAGGGTCGGCTTCGTCCACATGTCGGGTTCGTAAACCAGCGTGTTCTCGGTGCGCAGCCAGCGATTGATCTCGACCTTCTGCTCACCGAACGGCGAGACATACAGGTTGACCACGTTGACCAGCTTCTTCGCGTCGGAGCCCGAGAGGGTCCGGTAGCGACCAGCAGCCGCAGCGAAGCCCGCCAGCGTCACCGAGTTCGACGGGGTGACCATGATGCGGGACGGCTCAGCACCGCTGACGTACGCGGCCTGCAGCGCGGTGACGAGGAACTGCTCGGTCAGCGGATCATCGTTCGCAACGGTGCGGACAATGTTGGCGCTGGCGATCTGGACCTGAGCGGAGTCAAGGGTCGAGGGGACGGTCGTGCCGTTGCCCGCAGCCTTGGTACCGGCGAGGCCGATGTAGGCGATTTCCACGTCACGCTTAAGCGCAGCAGCCGTCTTGGCCATCTGGTAAGCGAACTCTTTCTTCCGGCCGTAGGTCGAGACGACGTCGGCACGGTCGGAGACGGTGACCGCCTCGGTGAAGATTTGCGTGTAGTTCGACTTCATCGTGGTCGGAGAGACGGTGATGAAGGTCGGGTCCGCGCCTTCGACCGCAGCGTTCTGAGCCGGTGCGCGCAGCGTATCTTCCTGCCACTGGAACAGCGGCTGGGTGATCTTCTCCGAGCCAATGCTCGACATGAAGGGCGTCTTGCGCGGGGAGAGGTTGGTGATGACGTCGGCAACGTCTTCCTTGATGCCAACCATCTGATAGGTCTGGTACTGAGCCATTAGAAATTTAGTCTCTTCTGCAAATGTAGTGGTGTGTTACTCGCCATCAAACATGGCGAGGAATGCGTCGGCCGCGTCTGACTGAGAGCCGGACTGCTTAGCCTTCTGCACAGCCGACTTGGCCGTGACTTTCTTTGCGTTGTCGCGAACTGCAGGGGTTGATGCCGAGTTCTTCACGATGCGCGTCGGGGTCTTGTTCACCTTCTTGGTCAAGACCTTGTTCGTGCCGTTCTTGAACTGCATCGCCATGTGCAGCACTTTGAAAGCAGCGGGATCGTTGAGGGACGTGACGACCTTTGCGTCGAAGCCCTGCTCAACTGCAAAGTTACGAATGTCCGCGTAGACCGCGTCATTCCAGCCCTTGATGAACGTCGGGCTCTCGGGGTTCTTGAGAGCCTTCAGGCATTCAGTGGACTGCTTCTTCGCTGCTTCCTTCTGCTCAGCAGTGATCTTTTCGACGTAGGAGGTGAGTTCGTTCTTGAGGAACGTCTCTTCCTGAATAGCCTCGTTCGCCTCTGCAGTGAGTTCCTGCAGATGCTCAGCGGGGATATTCGGGTCCTTCATGTACTGGGTCCACGGCAGAGCGCGGTATTTGTCCGCTCGCGCAGTCGCACGCTGCAGGAGGGCGTTGTACGCAGTGACATTCTCTGTCCGCTTTGCGTTTACGACCTCTCGCTCACTGGCGACTTCTTGCGACTTGCGGGTGAGAGCAGCCTCTTGACCAAAGAGACGCTTCAGGTCGGAGACTTTAACCTCATGCTCAGTGTCGCCTTCCTTGACCTTGACGTACGTCTCGTCACTGTCATCGGCAAACTTGCGCTTCGATTTGTCTTCGCCTTCGTCGTTCTCTTCGTCTTCGTCGCCTTCGTTCTCTTCCTCGTCTTCGGATGGCTCGTCTTCAGCGTCCTCGTCCGGGGCTTCGTTCTCGGCGTCGTTGGCGTTCTCTTCGTCTTCGTCGGCTTCCGGTTCTTTCTTAGATGGCTTCTTTGCAGAAGCGTCTTCACCCTCTTCGGGATCACCATCGCCAAGGAGAGCAGCAACGAAATCGTCATCGTTGATCTCTTCCGGGTATTCCACGTTCAATGCGGCGTCGTTAGAGTTGATAGCCGTCGTCATCAGTCGGTACATTCCTATAGATGTCGTGGACGCCCTCATGGTCGAACTCGTCGACTGCGGGGGTGGTCTCGGACGTCTTCTGTTCAGTTAGTTTGGTGTGCGCGGCAGAGAACTTCTGCGTCAGCGCGAGGAAGCCTGAGAAACCTTGGTAGGCGGCATAAATGCCTTCGCGTTCTTTGGCGTTCTTTGGGTCGGTGTTGAGGATGTCCGTGGCGCACTGCTGGGAATACATTGCAGTGAGCGCCGCGAACGCCTCCGAACTGAGAAGCTCCGTACAGAAGCCTCCCAGTTCGAGGATCGTTGCGTCGTCCATTTAGTCCTTAAGCTGCCTTGGAAGCCGCTGGTCGTGATGCGGCTTTCATCTTGGCTTCGTGGTCCTTGTTGATCTTGTCCTCCTCCAGAGCCAGTTGCTGAGCGCCTTGGAGAATGCGAGCACGAGTGTCTGCATCCTGCCGATCGTTCGTGCGGGACTGGTTGTCGGCGGCCAGAGCAAGCTGCTGGTCCTGCTGCTGCGACTTGGTTTGATCCAAGGCGAACAGTCGGCTGGCATCTGCCTGCTTGATGGTGAGTGCGTCCTGAGCAGTCTTTGCAGTCTGCTGCTTGACCTGGAGTTCACCCATCTTGATCGGGTCGGGACCCGGAGGCGGTGCGTTGGGATCGAGGTATGCGTTGAAGTTCGTGAAGCCTTTGAGCTTCGCGATGTCGCTGAGCATGGCGAACCGGCCCTTCTGACCGAACATGCCACCCAAGCCGGGGTCCTTTGCCATGGCTTCGTAGCCCGACATGAGGTCCATAGCGGCCTGATCCTTCTCACCATAACCGAGGTGAGCGGACACGGTGCACGAGGTGCGCTCAGTCCACTGCTTGGGAGTGAACCCAATCGGTTGACCAGCTATCTCGATGATCTTCTCGTCCTGATGATTCAGGATGAGCAGACGCACGACTTCAAGCATCAGCGGGACGAGGAAGTTGTAAGCGAAGTTGCGCGCCATGATCTTCTGGCGGATGCTGCTTACCTTCATCATCGTGTCCACAAGACCCTTGGAGTTCTGGGTCGAGATGGCGCTCTTGTCGAGGCCCTGCGACAGCGCTGAGATGCCCGTGGACTTCTCGTTGTTGTCGTTCAGCATGCCCAGCACGTTGAAGACGTACGGGTTCAGGTTGGCCTGCTGGAAGGGCTGCACACTGTCGGGCCTGCGGACGTTCACGACACCACCGAGGCGGTTGTCGAGAAGCTCACGCGGGTTCATCAGGCCACCGTTGACCACAGCCCAACGCGGGTTAGTCGTGATGGCGGTGTGATCCAAGACGCCACGGAATAGGACCGTGCGGGCGTTCTGAGTGTGGATCACACGCTGTGCGAAGTTGTTGCCGTAGAACACATGCGAGACCGGCAGCGGCACGTACGCGATGAAGGGAGCCTTGTCGACTTCCTCAGGCGGATAGAGCAGCTTGTCGCCAGCGATGCAGATTTTGTAGAGACGGACGCCCTTCGCGGGGTCGATCTGCATACGCACGAAGTTCTCAAAGTAGACGATGTATTCGAGTTCGTCTTGGATCGGGTCGTCGGAGACGTCGTTCTGCCGGGTGGGCGCAGTGCGCGCCAGAACCTCGGGAGAGAACATCAGAGCCCGAGCGTCATCGGCCGGAAGAGACGCAACGAGCTTCGGGTCTACACCCATCTCGATAAGCTCAGCCTTCGTCTTCGGCGTGCGGTGACCGCAATAGACGGCCTTGTCGATGCATGTCGCGATGCTCTCGATGAGAAACTCTTCGGGAGCAATAGGGACGATGGTGACCTTGGAGATGTCCTGCTTGCGCGTGAGCGTTCCCTTGAAGGTCCCGTCAGGCTGCTCCTCGGCGTCGAAGGTGTCGACCTCGTCGTGTGAGGCGAGAGCCTGCGCGTCGTCGTGGCTGATGCCTTCGAACTCTTCGTCCGAGTATTTGAACTTCTCTTCCCAGAACACCTTCACAACGCCAGCGCGGGCTACGAGACCATCGTAAATTACGCTGCCGAAGATGTTGAAGCCGTCGTTCTCACGATAGATGACGTAGCGGGCCGCCTCGGTCGCAACGCGACAGTTGGCAGCATTCATGAACTGGTCGGGATCGAACTGCGCAATCTGCTCGCCACCGGAGAAGACCTCCTGCAACTGAGCGCGCATCATCTCGACGCTGTCGTAGACGTCGCTGGCCACGTACGAGGACGAGCCTTCGTTGGTGCGCCGGGGTAGCTCGCCGTTCAGATACTTCGTGACCCGCGTGCGCTCAAGCGCCAGTCGGCTGTCATAGAAGCCTGAAGCAGTCATCTGCTTCTGGGAGACCCGGGCGACAATATCCTCGGGACTTAGGGGGCGAGTTGTCGCCATAGGTTTCCTTTGTTAGATGGCTTGAACGTAGTAGTCGTCGGTGACTTCGACCGGCGTCCACACGTCCTCGGAGACGTACGCTGCGATTGCGAGCGCCATGACCGTGTCGTCGTGAGTGCCACCCTCGGCCTCCATCTTCCCGGCCTCGGTGACGACGAACGTCATCATTTCGGCAAGGGTCGTGGGGTCGTTGATCTCGATGCCGCCGTCGCGATCTAGTTCGCGCAGCTTGTCGATGATCAGGGGCTTGGTCCGCTCGCTGGTGAAGAAGCCGAGGTTGATGCTGTCCTTCTCGTCCAAAGTGCCCTCAGGCTGCTCTGTGTAGAGGTAGGGATAGTTCGCATCACGCAGGGCGACGCATGTCACCAGACCGTGGTTGTTGCGCTCAGGAGCGATGGTGGCGCTGTTGTAGTGATAGCCGAGAGCGATAAGGACCTTCGCGAACTCGTCGGGGTGGATGATTCCACGCCAGACGGCCACTTGCCTTCGCTTGCTGTCGAGGACTTGCGCGACACTGCTGTCGCCTTCCTTCTTACCTTTCACGCCACCGCGAATGCCCATGCCGACGTCAGCACCAATGGTGTAGATTTCGGTCGATGAACGCTCGTGGTAGATCAGAAGCTCGCCACGACGGTCTTCTTCAAGCACACGCAGAGGCAGGGCTTTGCCTGTCTTCTGGTCATACTTGACGGCGACGGTCATCTGCTTGAGCGCAGGCTTAGCCTTGGCTTTCTGCAGCCGCTCGTTGAGGCTCTCGGAGTTGAAGATCGGTCGGCCAGTGCTGAGGAAGGCTTCCTCGGCGGTCGACGGGTATTCTTGCTTGAACAACTCGACGCCACTGGTCGCGACTTTCTTTCGCCGCCAGTAGAGTTGATCGTTGGAGTTCAGCAACGGAGCGAAGCGCTCCATCATGCTTTCTTCTTCGGGTGTTCGCACAAAGTCTGCGGGCGCGGTCTCACGGTATTCATCCGTTTCGAACCATGCGCTGAAAAACACCTCGTACCCGTTCCATAGATGGTCGCGGCGGGCTGCGCCTTGATACATCTCGTAGAACTTGCCGGTCACGCCTTGTGCCGTGCTCTCCAGGAAGATGAACGTGTTGTTCTCTTCTGGGATGGCCTGCACTAGACCGTTGAAGTTTGTGTTGGCGAATGCGACAGGCCAGAACGCCACCTCGGAAAGGTGAGCGAAGGTGAGCATTTCACCTCGGGCCACGCCTCGGCCGCCTGCCGTGGCAACGCGCATGGCGCTGTCCATCTTGTCGAAGTTCAACTCGTTACGAGAGAGATACTTCGTCGACGGTCGGACGATGTCAGGGACGTTGTCGTGGATGCGTCGATACATATCAAGCAGAGCCGTGGTGCTGTCACCTTCGTGCGCCATAACGAGACCCTTTTGGGCCTTGCGCTGAGACAACCACCAATACTGAAACGCGGAAATGACAGTGGAGAGACCCTGCTGTCGGGCCTTGAGCACGACGAAGCGAACCTTGCCCGTACGTTCCCACTGCTCCAGAATTTCGTCCAAGAAGCGCCGCTGCACGCGGTTCAGAATGAGATAAGCAATCTTGCCTTTCTTCGTTCTGATCTTGACGCACTTAGCAGCGTAGAATTCAAAGTCGTCGAGGAGGCGCTTGCGCGCCGCCCTCTGCTTGTCGGAAAGCTCAGTCACCTGAAATCTCGTCGAGGAAGTCCTCGGCCTTGCTGAGTGTCAGCTTAGATTTGCTCTCGGGCTTGCTCTTGGTGTAGGCGAGCACGGTGTTGATGGCTGATACCTTGGTCTTCTGTTCGGTCGGTCCTACAGCGAGCACAAAGCACTCACGAAGGGCCGCCTTGGCCATCCCAGCGTCGTCGTTGGGAATGGTGATCCACTCGCCGTTCTCGCTGAGGACACGATCCTCCTCGGGGGCAAGCTGGCCAGTGTCGGTCATGATTTGGATAAACCTGTCTGCAAGCGCACGAGCCTTCGCCCACTTCTTCTCGGCTTTCGCGCGAGTAGAGCCGTTAGGGACGCCTGTGCGTTTGAATTTCTGTGGGTCGATTTTGCGGTCGAGCTTTAGCTGCATGTCCCGCAGCTTCATCTTGATGCGGTAGTCTTCGTCGAGCCACGCAGCCTTCGCCGCAAGCGAGAGGACCGAAGTCCCCTCACTTACTTTGTCGGTCATTAGTCTTCCTTACTTGAAGGCGCTCTGGACTGCTGAAGCCGCCTCGGGCGATAGAAACGCCGAGTAGTGGTCGACAGCCTTGTCTCGCTCCTTGGAGTTAGAGCCAATCTTGTGAAGCTGGCGAACCAGTCCCTTGATGGCGTGCGAGAACTCAGGATATTGCGAGACGAGCGTCTGCTCAGCGTTGATACGCTTCTGCGCAGAGTGCTCAGCCTTAGCGAGATACTTCGGGCTCTTTGCTCCGTAAGCCGACGCCTCGTGCACGGCATAAGCCTTCGCAGAGATGTCCGCAGGATACAGTTGAGCATCGTCGAGCGGTTCGTACGGTGTCGCCTTCGGTGCTTCCTCAGCCTTAGGGGCTTCAGTCTTCACCTTGCCGTTGCTCTTGCTGATCCTCATCGCCGCCGCAGGGATGGCCTGCTTTGCAGCAACAGAGCCGTCAGTCATCGACGTCGTCGGTGCGTGTTCGCTCTGTCCCGGTACGGGCTCAGGAGGGAGACCAGCCTTCAGCTTCTGCTTAAGCATCGAGAGCGCCATCGGATTGAACTCCGGGGCGGCAGGCGGTGCAGGAGGTGCTACCGGGGCCGCTGTGGGCTCAGGAGGCAGACCAGCTTTGAGCTTCTTCTGCAGCATCGCGAGCGCCATCGGACTGATGTCCGGTTTGGCAGGCGGTGCCGGGGGCGGCGTAGGCTCAGGCTGAGGCTCAGGCGGTAGGCCTGCCTTCAGCTTCTGCTTCAGCATCTGCAGTGCCATCGGGTTGAACTCGGGCACTTGGGGAGCCGCAGGGGCCGGAGGCGCGGGCGCACCAGGTAAGGGTGTCGCCAGTTGCTTCTTGAGCATCTGCAGCGCCATCGGATTGAACTGAGGCGCGGCAGGCGGAGGAGCACCCGGAGGAGCAACCTGCGGGCCCGTAGGACCAGTCGCAGGAGGCCGAGGGCCCCACGGTGCATTGGTCGGCTGCGGCAGCGGAGGAGGCTGCTGCGGGACCGGAGGAGGCGTCGCGGCCTGCCGTAGCTGTGCGTTGTGATCAGCGAACGTCTTGGCGAAGTTTGCAGCCGGTCGTGATCCACCAGTGATGCTGTCGAGTAGACGAGCACCGCCTAGGCCGATACCGAGTCCGCCCATGAGGCCGCCACCGACTGCACCAGACACGTGAGGCATCCCGAACGCGAGAGCGCCGAGGCCTGCCATCGTGCCACCAATGTGCCAAGGGTTGAAGACGCCGCGCACGACGTTCTTCATTCCGCCAGTAGCGGAGCCTTGCCAGCCGGTCTTAGGATCGAATGATCCCTCACCCTCGGCCTGCTGCCCAGTCTTCAGCGCGCGAGCGAGGAAGTGAGCGTTGGCTCCATCGGGAGCATTGGCAGTTGCGGTCGTCAGGTGCTCCATGTCCTTCGGGGTGATCTGGTCACCACGTCGGATGGAAGCCATGGCGTTCGTCTCTTCGGGAGACAGAGACAGAGCCTTCTGCTGAGCGACCTTGTCCAGCGCGGCTTTGAGTTCGCCGTGCGTGTCGGCCATCACCTTCTGGTGCGCCTGTGCTGCCTCGTGAATGTTGTTGAGGTCGAGGCCTGTGTTCTGCAAGCGAGTGGCGTAGTTGGCCGCAGCTTCCGGGTCGGCGTTGTACTTGCCCATGCGGATAGCACGAGCGCCTGCAGCGACTGCAGGGAGCACATGAGGCGAGACGCTTGCAGCGCCGCCTACAGCCGCCTCAGGGAGAGCCGAGGGGTCGAAGGGCGCGTCGGTACCGATCTTGGTGCCAGCCTGCGTGATAGCGTTCTGCGCTACGCCGCCCCCAGCACCTACGGCACCGCGAGTGAGCAAGTTGGTCGCCACACGACCGAGACCATTCAAGCCAGCGCCGACTGCATTCCCTAAACCTGGAGCATGCATGATCGAGCCGGGGACGGCTGCAGCGAGCGTGGTGCCGATGCCGATGGCTTTGTCTTCGTCGTTCGGGACTGCGTTCTGGTCACCCGAGCGGGCAACTGCACGCGCCTTGACGTTGTCGCCTGCCGAGGAGAGTGCGAGCGGCGCAAGGCCGCCCACAACAGCGCCTACCGGGCTTGCGAGGTCACCTACCGCCGCGCCGACTGCTGACGTAGCAGCGAGAGGCGCTTGCTCAGCAATGAGCTTCGGTATCTGGCGGGGGCTCCACTTGAGCGGATTCCACGAGCCGTTGGTTACGTTCGCAGGTTTGTAGTTGGGATCGACAGGGTTGTCATCGACGTTGCTGCCGAGAATATTCTTACGTGAGGACTGTACGCCTCGAACCATTTCGTTGTAGCCATGCCGTGCACCCGACGCGATGTCGGACAGCATGCTTGGTTCGTCGGTGGAAGCCT